CATTTCTCAAAATAAAAAATCAGCGCCATGTTGCCAAGGCGCTGACCATCAAAATATACACCAATTACCTAATCTTTCGCTTTGGGCTTCCTGCCGCTGTTGTGGCGCGTGTCGGTCAATCTTGCCTCATCAATGTTTGCCATGAATGCCGCCGGGTCATTGCCCGTCTCGTCTACAATTACTTGAATGACGCGCTGGATCGAGAACAGGCGTTTGCCGTTCGCTTTGTTGAATCGGTTTGCATCTTCAATCCACTTTCGCCATTTCGCTGATACACATACCCGGCTTTGTCTTTCCGTTCTTTCCTTATTTGCCATTGTCTGAAATTTTGACAAATGTACTACCTTTTCAGAAAGTTGTACGGATTATTTTTTAATCGGCCTTTTGTGAAACTCAAAACACCCGCAATTTATACACGAATGCAATTCGCTTTCAATTTCCGATTCAGGAATAGAGCCTGTAAAATTCGGGAAATTACATTCATTGCAGACCCATTCGTATGAGGATTCTTTTGCCAGGCCAGCCAATTGCTCCCACTTCGCCCGCTCACTTGCGGCAATTTCATCCTTAGTCATTTCCGTTTTCAGTCGCGGCTTGTCGTTGGCGTAATCCCATAACCAGGTTACTTTTTTGCCGTCCGGCCCGGATACTTCCATGCTGCCGTATATTTTGCATATTCTTGCTAATCCTGCCATGTGAGTTAGTTTAAGCAATAGGTTTGGTACTGCCTTAGTAGTGTATTTAGCCCCCTTAATTCCGATTCTGAATTTTCAATAAATTCGGCAATCATTCGCGTTTGCCTCATTTTTTTCAGTTTAGACAGGTGTATTTGTTCCTGCATAATCATCCGTTTTATTGTCGGAATTACGTCGTTATCAATTGTTTGTTTAAAATTGCTCATGCTAAAAAGGGATTTTGTCCAAGTCTTTCGGCCTTGCCGCTGAAAAGTCCGTTACCGGGAAAGCGGGCACGGTTGAGCCTTGTTCGTGGTATTCGTCGGGATCGGAGAAGCCGCGAACGCCGTTATAATCAACCCAAACCGAATCCGTTGGCCGCATCCTTTGTTTGGCGAAAATAATTTCAGCCTTTCCTTTCAGCGATTGCCCGTTTTCATCTTCAATGATGTTGTAATATTCGGGCCGGTAAAGGAAGGTAACAACATCGGCATCTTCTTCGAGGCTCCCGGAATCTTTCAGGTCTGACAATTGCGGGCGCTTTGATCCACCACGAAGTTCAACAGCCCGGCTAATTTGAGCAAGTGCAATGATCGGTATGTTCAGCGTGTTTGCCAGTAGTTTCAGTTTCGTGTTAATCGAACCGATTGCCAGCGCCCGGTTTTCCGTTTTCGTGTCAACGATCTTTTGAATAAAGTCAATGACAAGGTACTGAATAGGCGCTTTGTAGTGTTCCCCGTAACAGGTTGAAATAACCTCGTTGATATTGTTCGTTTTGTCCAGCCAAACGACCGGCATTTCATCTACATACTTTTTTGCGTCGGCTATTTGTTGCCGTTGCGCGTCCGTTAATACCGTCCAATCGTCGTCATGCGTGTAGCCAGTAATCATCCCGATCAATTTGATTTTCGTCATCCTTACGTTCATATCCAGCGTCACAAATACGCCGCGCGAGCCTTCCTTTACCCATCGCAAAATGTCGTTCAAAATATACGTCGTTTTCCCCATGCCGGACCGGGCCGCAATTAGGTAGTAACACCCAGGCTCATACCCGATATTTAGCCGGGCATTGATTACGGTGTTTAGAGACGGCTTGCAGGGGTAGTCTATTTCAAGCCCTTGCATTTTGCGCTCAAACCAATCCTCAAACCATACGTCAACGGCTGCCGATTCTGTCGGGTAGGCGTGACAATCGGCGATAAACCGATCTTGTTCGTCCTTGATTCGTTCGGCCTCTATTCCCTGTGCTATGCCGCTTTGCGCGTATTGCGCGGCGCGGTGGATTACCCATTGCCGGTATATCGGTAGGAAGAAGTCGAGCGCCGCGTTTAGGTCGGTGTCGGCGTGTCTACCCTGAATCTCGAAAAGGTCTTTTTCGGTAACGTCTCCGCCCGGCTTACAAACGGTGTACGCCGAATAACTTTTCCCGTTGCCGTAGAACTGCTCAAACACCGCACACGCCGCTTTGTCGTACTTCGTCTGCTTCCACCATGCCGGATGGATTTTGTGGGCGACAGCGGCGAAGATATGCGGCTCTCGCAGTATTGCAGCGAACAGTACCTCGGCGGCTGTGCGGTACTGCACTTCAATCTCTGCCCCGGCGCTGTACATATCGGGGTAGATTGGCCGGGATTGGCCGTTTCCGTTTTGGCGGTGGTAGGTTGGTGCGTGTTCTGACATTTCATTTCGTTTCAACGGTAAACTTTCTTTTTGCCGCCACATACGCGGCGTTGATCGCCTCTTTGGCTTCCGGGCTGGCAGGCGTCCAAAACTCCTTCATCCACGCCTTTGCCCCGTCAATGCCCTTTTCGGCGAATAATTCGAGCCATAATTTTTCCAAATGTGTTTCCATGTTGTCACGGGCTTCGATGAAAGCGCGGGCAATTACCCGGCCCTGTTGGATTTCGGTTTCGGGGTCAATTTCCATGCGCGCTATCCAACCTCCACCAATTTCGGTTAGTACCGCCCAATCTTCCGCCGTCAACTCAGATTCGTGTAGTTCCCGCATTTTAGCGCGGGCAGTATCCAGGCCAACTGTTACAATCCATTTCAGTGCGTACCGGACGTATATCTCGAATGATTCGGCGTTGCCACGGCGTATCACTTCGCCCCATGCGTTGTTGTACGCCGTTGCATACTGCCGGGCAAACGCCAACACCTTGCGCCCGTCACGGGCAAAAACCAAGTCTCCCCACTTTTCCCATGCGCCGTTTTCAAATCCCCATTTCAGGCGGGTAACGTCGTCGGGTAGTAACATCGGCCCGTCGTACAACTCATCAACCGACAGACGCGCTAAAAGACTTATGTCTGTGATCGTGCCAAAGCGGCGATGAATAGCGGAAAGGCGGGCGGTTGTTATGTTGAGGGTGTGGTGCATTCAAATTTATTTATCGCGTCAAAAAATTGGTACGCTATCTGCCACACTATGGCGTTTCCGAGGGCTTCGAGGCGGTGCGATTTCCCTGCTTTCGTCTTGGTCTTGGCGGGTACGTCTCCAATTCCGTCCAACCAGGCGGGAACCCCATCATCCATTCTACAAATTCGGGTTGCAACTTCATGCCAGTGTTCGCCCCAATGACTTGCCGTAGTTCTATCCCGTAAGACGTTCCCGTTTTTTTGCTTATATTTTTCCCGTCTGTCATTTTGCGTTCCCCGCCCCTGTGGCCCAATCCGCTCGTTGCGGTCGGGAGTAGTCCGCGAATTTGAACCGCAAGATTCGGATAGCAACCCTCTGATCGGTCGCCCATCCTTGCCACAAACGATTCCTGCTTCTCTTCGATCATTAATGCTCTCGGAGTGTGCAACAATCCATACCCTGTCCCTCCTGTGCGGCGCTCCGAGACCGATAGCCGGAATAGTATATGTTTCCGTGCTATACCCTGCATTTTCCAGGTCAGCGAGTATTCCGGCGAATACACGCCCGCCGTCCATGCTAAGGAGGCCAGCAACGTTTTCGCCAACAATCCAGGCCGGCGCAACTTCTCGAATAACTCTAAGCATTTCAGGCCAGAGGTAACGGTCATCATCCGTTCCGGCTCGTTTTCCGGCGCTGGAAAATGGCTGGCATGGGAACCCGCCGGTAATGATGTCGATTTGTCCGGCGTAAGGCCGTCCATCGAATTTGTGTATGTCTCCGAAAATAGTAGCATCGGGAAAGTTTTTCTTTAGTACAGATTGGCAATACGTGTTCCATTCAACCATGACCGGCGTATTCCATCCGGCCCAACGGGCGGCAAGCGAAAAGCCGCCGATTCCCTCGAATAATCCCATGTGCCGCATTTCATTCTGCTTTTTCAGCCCGCAACTGCGGCCCTTGTTGTGAATAGTTAACCGGCGCTGCCGACCTACCCGGCGCTGCGCTTCGAAGCGGCGCTTGCGGCTGCGGCCCGGCGGCGTGTTGCTGTTGTACGGGGTTTTTCGCGGCGTCAAACTCTTTTTGCTTCTTAAACCAAATTCCCAGGGCGGCGTGATGTTGCCCGAACGTTTCCCCTTGTCGGCCTTGTTCGATGCGCTTTCCGCAAAAATCTGCAACAATAGAGCGGACGCGATCTTGCCCGTAATTTGTTCCGGCAAATTCTTGCACCTGGCTGAATAGCGATTCCTCTTTGTGGGCGTTGTAAAATGCGCTTAGTTCCTCTTTCATCTGTTCCGGGGTGTTTGCCTGTGGGCGATCTTCGAGGGAGTAGCGGGCTGCTGGTGCGGCTGTTGGTGCAATGTCTTTCGGCGGGTAAATCCCGGAATAAGTGTGCGCTATGCTGTGTTCAATCGCGGCCCGTCCGGCTGCCGGATCGTAGTTCACCGCTTTTGCCAGTGCGGCTATTGTTGCCGCTTCGGTTTTGGCTGTTTTATACGTCCCCTTGCGTTCCCGGCGCTTGTAGTCGATCCATTCTGCCCAGGCTTCCGAAATACCATGAAAGAATACCAATACCCTGTCGTCGGATATTTCCGCGCAAACGGATGTGATATTGTTTCCGGCGGGTTTTGGGGTTCGTGGCTTTTTGCCTTCGATTGCCGAGAACACCTGCCGGGCCTCATTGGCGCTTTGGGCTTCCAGTTCGGAAAGTTCGCGGGCCGCCGGGGAGATTGGTTCTAAGTTGGTTTTTTCTTCTAAGTCGAACGTTTGCCCCTCTACGATCACGACTTCGATATTTTCAACTTTGGTTGGGGTGTGGGTTGTTATGAAAGCCGCTTGCGGCGTAATATCTTTACTACCCTTAATCTTTACTTCTTTTAATTCTACCTTAACTGTATCCTTATTAGTTACGGGTTTTCCGTATTCGGCTTTCCCTGTTACGGATAACCCGTTTACGGCTTTTCCGTTTACGGCTATGGCGTGTTCAGGTCGTTCGTAAATATTATAATCATACCCAATAAACTGTTTTGTTTTGCCGTCAATTACCCGCGTTCGGGTGACGTACCCTGCTTTTATTAACTCCCTTAGACCGGCTGCGGTGCTATCCCTGCCGTCGTCGCTTCGGTTTTGAAGGTCGGCAATGTTTATTTGCCAATCGTCTGGAAGGTGCATTAGATAGGAGTGTAGCCCTTTCCCCTTCCAGGAAAGTTCTTTGTTCCTTAGCGCGTGATTGTCGAGCGTGACAAAGTCGCTTTCTTTTTTAAGTCGGTGGATTTTGCCGGACATAATAAGCAGGCGTTTTGCCCGTCCTTATCGGGCGAGCGGTGACAAAAAGAGGGGGGATTAAAAATTACTGTGCAAGTTGGGCAATATCAGCCCGGAAAAATTGCAATTCTGCACTTGAAAAACGGCCCCAAATATCATTCCCGGCGGCATCGCAAATACTGGTAATGCGGACGCGGTTATCAATGCGGGTAAATCGTATAACTACCCCTTGTCCGGTGTTTGGGTCTGTTGTTTTGAATATGCCGATCATTGTTTGCTAAAATAAAAAACCCTTTGAAATTTGAGCGAGGGCCTGGAAAGCCGACAACGGAAAGCACCCGTTTCTCGCTCAAACTGCAAAGGGCAGATGAGATAAAATTACTCTTTGCCTGTGCTTTAGGCTGTATGCGTCGCGCCGGGTTTCCAATCCGGCGGTAATCTTAATTACAGGGCAAATATACGGGTTTTTATTTAGGGTACAAACTTTTATTTACTTTATTCTTTCGCCCCTACCGCTCCATTTTTCACCGTCGGAA